AAACTAACAGTACTAGGCGAAATGTTCATGGAAAGCGCCACAACTTAGGAAAAAAATCATGACCACACTTTTAGAATATTTTGAGCAAGAAACGAAGCCGTCAGTCAAGCTCAACCAGTCCATATGGCACATAGCAGCAAGAAATAATACCAAGCCAAAGGTTGTAACAATAAAGATGCTTAACGGCTCAACAATTAGCTACACCGGAAAATAATCACACCATGAAAAATCCCTCTTAACTGAGGGTTTGTCGTTTATGGTATAATCGCAAACTATCAATACAGAGGTTCTTATGACTCACTTAATGGGATATTTACATGGCAGTGTGATTGGCACTGTCGCACTAGCAATATTTTGCAGGATGATTTTTGTCTTATACAAAATGCGCAAGCAAGAGGTAGCAAGTACTAGCAAAAGCAAGCAAACGCCAGAAATGCTAAACAGTTACGATGTGTTGGCCTGGTGGGGCAAAGTCCTTAACTCATGCAACACAGAAGACCAATTCAAAAACGCGCTTAACCTTTGGCCTAAAGTTATTAAGTTGACGCCGTGTATCGATGACGCTTGGTGTGAAGTGGTAAACGCAGCCAGGCAACTAAAAATAACGCGCATAGTTCCACCTCTAGTTATCGTGAGAAGAATGAGCATTTTCGACACTAGTATTCATAATGCCGCTTTAGTTAAATTATACCCATCGACAAAGTTAGAGGTTAAGCAAGCCGTATTCGGGCTATCACGCCCAACCAAATCAGAGGTGACGCCATGCCTATTCTAAAAAATGGCAAGCATGAGCTATTCGCGCAGAAGTGGCACGAGCTTGATAATAAGACCGAGGCTTATCGTCAGTCGCATCCAGCATCATCAAGATGGAAGCCTGAGACAATTCAAAATAAAGCGTCGGCACTATCTAAGCGTGATGACGTTTTGGCTAGGTATCAAGAACTGCAAAAAGAAACCGCAGAGAATCACGGGATTACCGTTGATAGCTTACTGAGCGAGCTAGACGAGATTAAAACTTTAGCAATGACCGCTGACACTCCTCAGTGTTCTGCGGCCGTCAGTAGCGTTATGAGCAAGGCTAAGTTAGTCGGACTTGATATCGTTAAGATTGAAATATCATCAAAGGACGAGCTAACACCTTGGGATATTATTTCAGCGTCGGCTGATGGTTAATGGCAAGCCTTCATTTTTCACCGCAAAAAATATTCGCCCCGGCCTACAACACCGATGCAAAACAGATAATAAGCGAGCGATCGTTTTTCAGCTCTAAGTACGATTTCTTTATTGACTACGGAGGCCGGGGCGGCGGCAAGACTAAAGATAAGGTCAAGGCCGTAATACTCGAGTCAACTATTCGCCCTATTCGAGTGCTTGTTACCCGGGAGCTCCAAAACTCAATTGAGGAGTCAGTCAAGGCCGAGCTCGAGGCTTGCATTGAAGAACTGGACCTTCATCACTTCTTTAAGATTACCGAAAAGCAGATAGTCGCCTTAAATGGCTCAAAATTCATCTTTAAAGGGCTAAAGAACAACATCAACAATATTAAGTCGATCGCCGATGTTGATATCGTTCTTGTTGAAGAAGCCGAAAACGTATCAAAAACTTCCTGGGATAAACTATTACCATCAATACGGCCTAAGTCCGGCCGGGCCATTATTATCGTCATATTCAACCCATCAAACGAATTAGACGACACTTATCAGCGCTGGATAGTAAACACACCACCAAGAACATTATTAACTAGATGTAATTACCCAGACAATAAGCACTTCCCGCCCTTCCTAGAGGCACAACGGCTACACGCCAAGAAAACCATGCCGCCAAAGGACTATGCCAACATATGGGAAGGTATACCAAAAGGCTCTGATGGTGATGTGATAATCGATCTCGATTGGCTAAAGGCTGCAAGATTCGCCAGTTCGCATCCTGACTGGATTAAAGTGGGCCCCAAAAAAGTTGCTTATGATCCGGCTGGCCAGGGCCGCGATGCCAACGCTGTGGTTTATGCCGATGGTAATTGTATTGTCGAGGTTGACGAATGGGTTAAATCATCAGATCTGAGAGTGGCAACCAGGCGCGCGCTATCAATGGTTAGGCGAAACAAAGCGGAAACATTCACATATGACGAGTGCGGTGGCTTTGGTGACGGTGTTAGTGTATTCGTTGAGGATAACGTGACCGGAAAAGATAAAGATAGCACCGGGGAGCAGTTATTGCCTATTCGTGTTGAGGTTATGCCATTCAATGCCGGTGATCCAGTTTTGGCCGATGACAACGAAACGATATCAGGCACCGAAAAAACACCAAAGGAAATATATTCGAATCAAAAGGCTCATGCCCACGGCATAGTGGCCCAAATGCTTTATAACACATACCGGTTTATAGAGCTGGGAGAACGCGATATAGAGCCAACCGAAATGCTTAGCTTTGACATTGAAGACGATGACATGTGGAAAAAAATAATGCGGGAGATGTCAACCGCGTTATGGGTCAAGTCAGAGGCCAATAGTAAGAAGAAAGTTGAAAGCAAAAAGGATATGAAAAAACGCACAGGGCAGGAATCGCCGAACATTAATGATTGTGTTATGATGCTTCGTGCCCCTAAAGAAGAAATTCAAACCGCTGGCGGATTCGATTGGTGACTACATGAATGAAATAATATTGTTTTTATTTACCGATGCAATAGGCATTATTGTGTTATTGATATTTTGCAGACTGGTTTTCAATTTACATAAAATATCAAAAAAAAACAAAGTCGACAAATGCGATTGTCCTGGGTGCTTAATATCTGAAGATCCTAATAGTGGTTATCAACCATGCCATAACTTAAACATACACATAAAGCCAGTTAATAAGTGGCCTATAGCGAACGCGGAATAACTATGTGGCCATTCAAAAAACAAAATAAAGATGTAGTTGTTTACACAAATGAAATGCAGCAGGCCGATAGTTATTTCGGCACGTTAATAAATGCGGTTCAAACGATACGTAGTCGTTTTGGCGGTGGCACCTTTGGCATATCACCGGACGGTAAACGCAATTACAACGAGCTATATGGTTATGGTGAGCATCTTGCTTACATTGATTACTTCGGGATGTACAAGCGCGGCGGCATTGCTCATGCGGTTGTAACTAAGCTCCCGAAAGCGTGTTGGCGCCAACTGCCAAAAATCAAAGATGGCGACAATGAAATTCTAATAGATGAAATGAAAATCCTTAAAAATATGGGTTTCTTTCGAGCATTAGAACGGGCTGATATTTTAAATAGAATCGGTAATTTTTCCGTGTTGTTCATTGGTGTTCCTGATGGTACTGATTTTAAATTGCCATTAGGTTCAGCAAATAGTTTTGATGGGATGTATTTTAACCCTTATAGCTTTGATGGTATCGAGATCGTCAAAGTGGAAACAGACCCCGCATCACCTAGATTTGGCTTGCCTATTTTGTATCAAGTACGAACAACTAATTTAGATCAGTCCAAACGTAAAGAGCAGATTTTTGTAACTCATATTGTTCATTGGTCAAGAATAATTCATCTTGCAGAAGGTGCTTTAGACTCTACCATTGAAGGAGCAAGCAGCCTTGAGCCAATTTGGAACGCATTGATTGACAAAAATAAAGTTCGTGGTGGCTCCGGCGAAGCTTTTTTCCGTAACGCCCGGCAGAAAATATCTCTAGAAACTAAAGACGGCGCAACGGTTAATACAAATACTGATGTTGTAGCCAAACTAAAAGAAAACGTTCAAAATTTCCAAAACGATCAAGATGATGTATTGCGACTTGATAAAATGACTGCCAATGTAATACAGCCGGGCCTAGTCTCTCCGCGTGATTCATATGATATTAATGTAGAGGAAGTTTCAGGAACGACCGGAATACCTATTAGGATATTAACGGGCAAAGGCGGCGGCCAAACAACGGGCACCGAAGATAAAGCATCCTGGAACGCACTAGTGCTTGACCGAGAAGAACAAGAATGTTCGTTGTGGTTGTTGGCCGGCCTATTGATAATGGCTGAAGTGGGTTTATTTGATTTGCCTGACAACGTGGAAGTTGAATGGACCGTTCAAAAGTCGCTGAACGAAAAAGAAAGTTCTGAATCAATGAAGAATAAAGCAACTACACTAAAAATAGTTATTGAAGCAATCGAGGCATCCGGCGGTGATATCGATACAAAATCAGCTCTTAAGGCAGTTGGATTAGATGAGATAGAAATAGATAATTCCGATCCTGGCCAAGATGATGACAATTTAAATAACTCAATTGAGGAATAATCATGTCAGTTCGTAGAATTGAAAAAGAAGCGCTAATAGGCGCAACGATAACGTTTGACCAAAGCGGTGATCAGAAAGAAAGGGTCGATCCGAGCTCCCCAAATAACTTTATTGATGTTATCAGCCTTGACGGGCTAGGTGGGATACCGGTTATACCAACAACGGGCACCTATGAAATACACGTCAAAACAGATGAAAACGGTGGATTTAAAGCCATATCTGACAATGGTTCGCTGGCAGCAACCAAAACTGGCGGCTCAGCGCTTGCCGATGGCATCGCAGAAGGCGCGAGCTTTACAGGGTTGCCAATAGCAATAAAAATAGTACCGACTACAACTGATGTAGCGGTAGCGTATCGAGTGTTAATTAAACAAACAAGCGCACAATAAAAAGGAATTATCATGGCCGCCTTAGCACCAGCTTACATACAGCCACTAGAGACAAGCGCTCGAGGTGAGACAGGTAGTAAAATCATAATTCAAGATCAAACGACTAGAATGCTTGAGTTATTTTTTACTAATAAACTCGCTAAATTTCAATTATCATCTTCACCAGATCCATTATCTAATACTTTCGACGTTTTAGCTGGCCACACCATAGTTGTAGGTAATATTATTGAATTAGGGAAAGCTGATAACTTTATACAGGCTCAAGTTCTCACTGTGGCCACAAATACTATAACAATAAATCAGCTCATAGGCGGCGTTTACCCGACTGGAGTAGATTTCGATAACTCATCAAAAGATATGATGGTAGATGGCTCATCAACTCCAGTAATATTTACTTTAAAGCCTTCGCCCGGCCAATTTGGCGACTTTACCAGAATTCTATTAGGCATTCAGTCTACGACACAAATGGATTTTAGTTTGTTTGGTGGAGCCCCAGCCCTAACTAAAGGTTGCCTGTTTAGAGTAAAAAGAGCTAATGGTGAATTCAATAATTTATTCAGTTGGACAACTAACGGAGGGTTTACAATAAGGTCCTTTGATTCAATATTTCAATCTAAAGTTGCTGGCGGTGAACATTCATTTGTTGGGCGATCTACATTTGGCGGGCAAAGTAAGCGAGGCGTAGTTATTAGACTGGAAGGGCTAAAAGGCGAAGAATTGCAAATTGTCATACAAGACGATTTAACATCAGGTAACACTTTAGTCGAAATTGTTGGACAAGGCCATGAGTTGGAATTGTAGTAATGGCATTAACCAACAACCCAAATAAAACGAAAGGGCTCGAACGCCGATGGAATAAAGAAATCGATCGTCGTTTTGCTAGTCTTTTACGTGGAATGCTGTTAATACCATTAAATTCAGTTGTGACAAATGTTAGTGATGTTGAACAGTTTCAAATTGATGCATTCACACAACGTTTTGATGCATTAAATTTTTTAACTTTAATATCAGAACCCTGGCAAAATAAATACCAAGAAGAGGCTTACACGCGAAGTATTGATTCGTCCAACGCGGAAATAAAACGACAATCAACCAGCGCGGAAATAAATCAAATTACTTTACTAACTAGTGATGGCCCCGTTTTAGCTCAACTAACCAGGCACAGAAACGAGCTCGATTTTTTAAAAACTCGCGCTAATGATTCGTTGCTGAAATGGTCAAATCAGTTAAGTGGTGAAATAAAAACTATTTTACATGAAAATATTGGCAAACTAAGCACTGAAGAAATTAATGGATTAATGGCTAGGCGTATCGGGGTTACATCGTCAAGGGCTCGAACTATCGCGGCAACCGAGTTGGCACAGGCAGCGCAACGAGCTAGAATAAATCAAGCCGATGAGCTTCAGGAAACTATAGACGCGCCGGTCAATGTCAGATGGGTTACTGTTAATGATTCAAAAGTCAGACACCGTCACGCCACTTGGCATGGTAAAATATTTACTCAGAAACAAGCAGCGAGCAATATAAACGTTAGTCCATGGAATTGCAGGTGTGGTTTAAGGATATCTATCCAGGGCAAAGAGTCGGCAAATGTTAAGGCCCGGTTTGATCGGGAGAGAAAAATTCTTTTGAAGCGCGAAGCAAGTAAACCGATCAAGCCAAGTAAGCCAATTAAACCTGAGGTTACAAAGCCGCCTATAAAAACAGTTATAAATCCATCGACGCCTCACAAGGATGTAATATCAAAGCCATCAGAACCAAATAAAATATTAGATCTTAAAGATGTAAATAAGAGCGCCGAAAAGCCACCTAAGTCGATAAAGCTAAACAGGCAGCAGCAAGGCGAGATTGAGTTTTATAAAGGTGATGGTTTTTATAACATGAATAACACACTAAGGGATGTCGAGAACAAAACCCCTAGTGAAATAGGACTGGCTGAAGGGCAAAGGGATAGAATTGATTCAATCATCAATCTTAGTAAAACAACTTCGGATCATACTTTTTATAGAGGCATAAGGGATGCTGATATGTTTGATTCGGCAGAGCTTTTAATTGGTAAGGAATTAAAAAACTTAACGCCACAATCAACTACTATTGACAAGAAGGTTGCCGAAAGATACTCAGGGTTAATAGGTGAATTCTCAGCTAATCCGGGCCAATCAGTAGTTATGAAAATAAACGTAAAAAAAGGCTCATCAGCCTTAAATCTTCAGGATGTAACAGCGATAAACTCAGCCGAAAGAGAAATTTTACTAAAGGCTAATAGTAAGTATGTTGTTAAGTCCGTTACAGACAACGGATCACACAAAGTTATTGAAGTTGATTATATTGAGGGATGACAATGAAAATCACAGAATCATTTAATGATAGAATGAAAACAATACCTTCCGAAGTTTCCTCTTGGCTGAAGTCGGTTAAAAAGGAGAAAACACAAAATGAAAAAGTTTAAAATTTTAGTCAATACCAGAACATCAGGAAAATTCAAGCGTGAATTAATTGATGGCCGATCGCATCTTGTAACAACGATGATGCCGATTCGCGGCGATATCACCATGAATAAAAAATTCTATCCTGATGAGCAAGTAACCAATAGTTTTATGCAATTAAATATGTTGCCAGCGCCTCACGGCCACCCAACAGTTAATGGGGTCAGTGTTCCGGCATTTCACCCGGTGGCCAACAATAAGCATAATATTGGCGGGTTTCTGCGCAATCCACGAAAAAAGGGTAAGCGTGTATTTGTTGATTTTATGCTTGATGAAGAGATTGCTAATAACTCTGAAGAAGGTAAGGAAACAATTCGACGCATTGAGGCGGGTGAAAAAATTGGCGTGTCAACTGGCCTTAAGATTAGCATGGTTATTAACAAGAAAGGTAAGGACGATTTCGGCAAGGAATTCAACCAGGAAGTTTCTGGCTACAACTTTGATCACGTTGCTATACTTCTAAATGAAGCATCAGCGGGTGAACATGCCGGTACCGAATTGGTATTGAATGAAGAAGGTGAAGAAATCCACGTTTCAAATTTAGATATTGAATGCAATGAAGTATCATCAAGAGATATGCATCAATCATTAGAAACGTTAATTAGATCCGGCGTTAGTCAAGATACATTTGCTTGGGTTCGCGATGTCTTCCCAGACAGCAAAACGTTTATTTTCAGTATCGAGCAGCCAGGCCAAGGTATCAAACATTTTAAGCAATCTTTCGCTATTGATCAAAATGATGTATTCTCTTTACTGGGTGACCGCAAAGAGGTCATTAAAAACCCTGAGAAATTTATTGATAAACCTGTACAAACTTTTAACAAAGATGAGGATCAAGACATGGATAAATTAAGCGTTATCCTGGCCATCATCGGTAATAGTGCAAACACTTTTGGTGTATCTGATAAAGATAAGTTGATGGCGATGTCTGATGCTGACCTTAACCAGATTATTAGCACGAATACCGATGAAGCTGGCGCAAAAGCAATTTTAACCAATAGCGGATTTAATTTCGCTGGTTACGAAGCGTACCTGGCTAATAAGGTAGACTTTGAAGCGTTTCAGGCTTCAGAAGAAACCAAGTTGACCGAATTAAAAACAGCTATCATAGCTAATTCGGAATATTCGACTGAAATGTTGGCCGGTAAAACCCAGCAGGAATTGACCATTCTTAACAGCATGATCAAGCCAGCACCCAAAACAGCCGCCCGAATTCCTCAAGGTGGTTCCGCTCAAATTCAAATTAACGCGGCATCTGATGCAAGCGTTGTTGACTTTACTTAATAGGGAGTGACGATTATGAGTCAAGCAGCACAAGTTATTTCATTACGTACCTCTCTATCAGGTACACCAATTCTAAGCGAACGTCTAGCGGGCGCGGCTGGTATTTTGCCGGGGCATCTAATTGAAGAAACTGGTGCCGCTGATGTTGTGGTTCACGCTACAGCAGCGGCCAACGCTCAACGCCTATTCGCTCAATCTAACATTGCCAACGGCGGCACCATTGATACAGCATATGCCGACAATGAGACAGTCAGTTATGGTGCGTATCACGCAGGTCAAGAAGTTTTTGCCCTGCTTGCAGCATCAGCCGCCGCCATCGTTGTAAATGATGCGCTAGAATCGGCCGGCGACGGTACGTTACGTATCGCAACAGCAGACGCAGCAACAGACACGGCACAACGGGACGCAATCGTTGCTTACGCAATCGAGAACGTTGACAATTCAGGTGGCGGCACTGTCGTCCGCATTAAAGTGCGTATTGCTTAAGGAGCGATGATGAAAGTATTTAATTCAATGGGCGCAAGTCGCGCCATGGCTGCGGCAGCTATTGCAATGGCTAGTTCATCTTGGGGTTCGTATGCAACAACCCATGAACAGATGTTTCTGGAAAACGGCCAGCAAAAGTATGTTCTGGTAAATGCTGAAGGTAAGATTGTTGCTCGCAACTCTGCAACTTCAGAGCTCGTTAAAAACGAAATGTATACCAATGCAACCGGCACCGTTCGACATGAAGATTTCTTGGTTATCCAGGAAATGATCACTGAAGTTCGCCGCCGCAAGCTAAACGGTATTACGGATTTAGAAGAAGCGGGTTTATCATTCACCGTTGGCCTTGAAGAGCAATTAGTTGGTACTGAAAATATCAACGAGTTCCAACAGGCTTTACAGGACATGAACCCTACCGACTATCAAAACAACGATACGGTATTTACTGAAACGTTCACGCCTAACCCGATTACTCATCAGTCATTTGATGTGCCATGGCGTCAACAAGGTTTCGATTACAAGCGCTCTACCGGCTTAAAAGAAACTATGCGCCAGGTTGCTGAACGATTAGAGGAAACTCTATTCAACGGTAACACTAAAATCGTTGTATCGTTTGGCGGGGTTAATCATCCGTTATTTGGTTACACCACCCATCCTAACCGTGGTACCGGAACCATTACACAATGGGATCTGGTTGCCAACAATGATCTTATTGTTGATGAGGTTATTGCGTTGGTTGGCTCCATGTTTGCTAATCAGGGCGGCGTGGAAATGGATAGCGTTATCCTGTATTTCCCTAAGAACTTTAAGGGCGCGATGGATCGTGATTACGTTAGCGGATTTCCGTCTAAAACTGTTGCTCAGCGCATTATGGACATTCCAGAAATCAAAGCTGTTAAGTTCGGTGAAAAATTAGCTGATGATCAGGTTGTACTTGTGGAAATGTCTGATCGAACAATTCAGCTTGCTAAAGCATCTGATATCATTTCTGTTCCGCATGTTAAGATCAACCCTATGCAGCCACAGACAATGACCACTTATGCGGCGATGGTTCAGATCATCAAAGTTGATTCCAACTTAAATACCGGCATCTTACACGCCAGCGTATAATTAAGGTTAATAGCCAAGGACGGCTGACCTTTTACGGAGAAAAACAGCATGACAAATCAAACAGAAAAGAAAACACCGACTAAAAAATATGTTGTCACAATGAAACATACTTTGAATTATAAAATCGGTCAAATGGTTGAGCTTACCGATGCTAAAGCAAAATCGCTTTCTGGCAAAGTCCGTTTAAAAAGCGAATTAGATGGTGAATCAGAATCACAAAAGACCGTGATGGAGTTAACCAGCAAAAACGAAGCGTTGACCAAAGAAAATAGCGAGATGAAAGATAAAATTTCAACTCTCGAAAAAGCGGCAAAAAAGGCTAAGTAAATGGCTACTAGAGTCACCCCGACAGAAGTAAAAGTAATTATCCCAACCACCCTGGCCGATCCGGTGATAGAGGTTTGGATTGATGCAGCTAATGCCATCGTTAACGAACAGGCGGCTTGTATCGGTGGTGACGATGCTTTATTAACAAAAGTTGAGTTGTTTCTATCTGCTCACTTTGTGGCGTTAGTGGATCCCGCATCTGATCAATCAAAAGCAACCAAAGAAGAAATAGGGCCTCTTACCGTGAGCTACAACACCGCAACCCTTGCAAACAACATCAATGATACAGCGTTCGGTAAAACGGCCAATATGCTATCTAATGGCTGCTTAATTAAGACAACCGAGGCCAAGGCAACGGTCGAATTCTTTTAAGGAATTTTTATGGCCACTAGAAAACAATTTCAGGATATGGCCAGCAGACTTTTTGTTGTATTCGGTGATTTTAAAAAGGCCGTAGTGTTACAGCAGCTCGGTGATTCTGATTATACAAATCAAACGACCCCTATTATTGCCACTGATAACATCGACGGCATACGTATTGACTTTGATAAGTCAGAATTTGACGGCCAAAAAATACAAATTGGAGATTATCAAATAATGATATTAAAACAAGGGTTAACCGTAGACGTTAGATCGGACAACGTAAATCTTACATTCGATGGTAAAGCTGTAAATATTATTAACGTATCAGACGATCCGGCCGATGCTGCTCATATAATTCAAGCGAGGGATAAATAATGGCTAAATCTAAATTAGCGGTAAAAATGACTTTAAAACCCTGGGCTAAACCTGTTGTTTTTGCTCTTTGCTATTTTGGAATAAAAGGTTTAGTTAGAAAATGGATGTTTAATTTCAAGATATCAGCTGAATCATGAGTTTTGAAAATGATTTATCAATTGCAGACGATCTTAAAATAATCATTAATGATGAGAGTAGGTTTGTAACTGAAAAATTATTTACGAGATTAATTTTTGTTTCACCAGAAGATACCGGGGCGTTTAAGGGTAATTGGAACGTTTCCACCGGCAAGCCAGATAGAACAATTGATGACTCAAGGCGATCTGGAGAGGCATTAGTTCAAGGTGTAACCGTTATTGATTCTGCTAAAGATATAGAACTTCCTACTTTGACCATTTCAAATGGCCAGCCTTACGGCGAAAAGTTAAACTCAGGAAGTAGTGACCAGGCACCAAGCATGTTTGTTGAACTAGAAATCCAAAAGGTAAAAAATGGCTAACGATATCACGTTGACGCAACCAGATTTAATTGAACGCCTACTTGCCGGCTTACCAGCGGGATACACAGAGGCCACTGTTAAATTACCCAATTTTTCATTTACAACGCCAAAAGACACAAAGTGGATGCGGGGAACCGTCTTGTTTAATGAGACAAATAACGTCACTCCTGATGGCTATCAGCGCACATTTGGGTTTTTCGTTGTTGATATATTTTTCCCTAAATCATTGCCCGGCGACAAGGCCCAATTAGCTGACGCAAAGGAAATTCAAGTTTTATTCAACAATCAGGAATTTGGCAATACCAGAACTCAAGCATCGAGCATTGTCCCGGCTGTAGAAGACGAAGCGTGGTATAAAATTCAAATTAATACAGAATTTATAATGGAAGGCGTGTTATAGCGAACGCATTTTTTTATGTTAAAGTAAGTAAAACCAATACGGCGACTGATCGCCATAATTAAAAGGTAATCAATATGAGTTCCACAGTCGCAGATCGCAGCCTTTCGGGCAATGACATTTCAGTTCACCTTAGCCCGCAAACGGTAAAAGGTGTAATAGATGCAACCCCCGCGTTTGATAAATTTCGTCGCACAGAAGGAAAGGGCATTCAAACAAATGCCTATGTAACATCTGGCGAAGTAAAAACAAATCGTCAAGCTCGCCAACAAATACAAGATAGCATTACGTTTTCTGCTGAATTAAGTTTCGAGCTTAATCAATCAACAGCAAAATACCTTGATGGGATGCTTCATGGCGATCCTGTTGATAATGGCTTAGTCTCTCAAACCACAATCGCGGCAGATGCAAACGGCTTTACTGATTCTGGCAATGGATTTACTGGGCTAGTGGTCGGTGATTGGATTAATATGCTTAATTTTGCCGATTCAACAATTAACGGATTTTATAAAATAGCCGTCAAAAACAGTGATGGCGATATAGAAACTACACCTGTCCCACCGGCAGTTGAAGCGGCCGGCGCGTCTGTAACCATAGAAAGTGAAAAAACCGTATCAGGCAGCGCGCAAACATATTACACGGTTCAAAACCGTACCGTTGATAAATCTGCTGTTAGTGACACTGATTTCCGCACGTTCTTTGATGCAATTATTAATACGGGCACAATTGAAATAGGTGAAACTGGAATTGTCACGGGCTCATTTGCATTAAATATCGAAAGCAAAGTTGCGGGAACCGCTGCCATAGCAGGGCAAACAGATAACGCTGACGACACTTCTGAAGTTGTAAGTGCTAACAACAATATAACAACTATTTATATTGATGCCATTGACTCAAATTGCAGCGTTAAATCATTCAGCATTGAATTTAATAACAACTATCAAGCTGATCGCGCGGCGGCATGTGACGGTGAGCAATATGCTTTCGGTGACGTTGAGTCTACCGGATCATTAGTTACTCGGGCAGTGATTAGCAATACATTTGATTTTCGTAGCCGCTATGAAAATAGCACACCATTTGCCCTGGCTGTTCTTATTGAATTCACCGGAGGCAATTGGATGATTATTGAAATTATGCAAGCAATTCTTACAGAGCATGATATGCCTGATGGATCGAATGTTATTGCATCCAATGAAATGGCATACGCCGCCGAAGAGGACGACGTAACTAAAACGACTGTTCAATTGTTCCGTAATTTCACTTAACCAACCTGGAGGGGCTTCACTGCCCCGATTAAACTATGAATTTAAATGATTTTGCGGAAGACCTATCAAAACATGAGAAAGGTTCTCCGCTTTATATTGATGATGGTGTTATTTACGTTAAGCGTATTCATACAGCAGAATATAACAAGCAGCGTGAAGCAATTAAAAACCGAGAGTATGGATTTGCTTCGAAAGATATTGATGACAACCTAATCACTGCTTATTGGCTTGCTGAATTCGGTGTGACGGGATGGGACGGGATCCTTGACGGTGATAAAGAATTAGAATTCAACCAGGCTAACTCAAGGGCTGTATTTTTAAATCCTAACTATCGATTAAGCCTTAATGCACTTTTGATTAATCATGCAGCTAATTATGCAAATTATTTATTTGATGAAGTCAATGAGGATATCGAACAAGTAAAAAAGAACTAAGTTATCGGCTTGAAGTCGGGTACGGTGACGATGAAGAACAAATAAGATTGATGTATGAACAAGACGGACTCATAGATGATTTCTATACGCTCAAACCGAAACTGACAACCAATCAGATGATGCTGTCAAATTCGTTCAACAGATTGAGCCAGGAGCGCAGAACAGAACAAGGCGCACCACTGCGAATCAAAGACCGTGACATACATTATTATCAAAGCCATAATGGTTCTAATGGATACGCAGCCGATCTATTTATCATGGCCATCCGTGATATAGACCAAGAGTACGTAGAACAGCGTTGCGACGAAATACGCAGAAAAATAAATAAAGGTAAGTAAATGGCGACTGAAAGATTTATCGATATCACCGTTAGGTCCAAAGGCGCTGAGCGTAACGTCAATAGCCTAGATAAAAAAATGAAAGGTCTTGGCCGGTCATCTGATAAAACTGCGGATTCTACATTGGATCTAGAGGTGGCATTAACAAAAGCAAATAAAAAAATACTAGGCCAATCTAAGCAGTTAACTAAGCTTAATTCAATATCGTCAAAAAATACAAAACAAAACTCTAAACTCGAAAGTACAATAAATGAATTAACAAAGGCCTTAGACGAATCAAGACAGGAAGCTGCTGGGTTATCAAAAAGACTTGAAGATTTAGAAAAAAAATCACAAAAAACACAAAGCGCATTAAGTAAGTTAACAAAGGTTGCTAAAGGTGTGGCCATTGGTATCTCGGCCGCATCAGTGGCGACTATAGCAATGGTCAAAGCATCATCTAATGCAAGACGGGAAACTGAGCAGCTAGCCAGGCTGGTAAAAGTAAGCGCTGAGGAATTCAACGCGCTTGCATTTGCAACAAAGCAATACGGCATAAGCGCCGAGCAAATAGCGGATATCTCTAAAGACATTGCAGATCGAGTTGGTGAATTTTCAGCGGCCGGCACCGGCACGTTCCAAGATTATGCCGACGTATTAAAACTTACAGCGGATGAAGCATCAAAAACAGCCAAGGAATTTCAATTCTTATCAGGCCCCGAAGTTATTAAACGAATGGTTGCTGAAATGGAAAAGGCTAATATTCCGGCGGCGCAATTAACATTTGTTCTAGAATCAATGGGAAATGACCTATCAAAATTACAACCTTTATTCACGAACAATGCCGCAGAGCTTAATAGGTTGGCTGGTGGCTTTAGGGCGCTAAATAGTGAATTAGTAATAACAACTCAACAATCAGATGAGCTAAGGCTTGTATCAGAAAACTTCGACTTAATGGCCGGCACCGCATCGGCGGCAAGCCTGGCTATTAGTGCATCATTAGCCCCGGTACTAAATGATCTATTCAGTGACATTATTAAAAGTGTACCAATAGCAACGCAATCATTTATCGAATTTATAAACTCATTTAAAGATGCAGAAAACATTAACAGCATCAAAGCAATCGACAATCAAATACAACTAATGCAGGTGACTATACTCGAACTTAGGAATTCTTCATTCCTTGGTATAGATATCAGCCAAACTCAAGGCACTATTGATGCAATTAAGCGCGTTCAGGATAGGATTGGTAAGCTTGTAGCACAGAGAATAGAGCTGCAAAACGCGCCGACAATAAGCGCTGGCGTAGCTGGCGGCCCTACCGATGGAACGACCGGAGTTAAGGAAGATGCTAACCAGAAAAAAATTGACGCTTTATTTGAATTTTTTAATAACGAACGATTAGCAACAGAAAAAAACTTACAAGATTTATTCGATGTTGAGATTGGATTTAAAACGCAGCTAGAAGTTGACGAAGAAAATAGATTTTTAGCTAATCAAGCCAGGTTGCGATCACGATTTGATCAGGGGTTGATATTAATTGGAAACGATCAATTAGCAAAGCAAGATTTGAGAGAAGAATTTAACATAGCTGAGCTCGCTGCGGTTGCAGAACATGAAGCCCTGTTAACACAAATACAATCAGACGGATCAGCAAAACGAAAGCAAATAACTAGCGATCAATTTTTAAACCAGTTAAGCATTACAGCCAGCGCCCTAAACTCATTCGCTCAACTAGCAAACAAAGACAATAAAAAGCAACAAAAATTTCAGAAGGCTGCAATTATAGCAAACACCGCTGTAGCTGTTGTTAAGTCATTCAATAACGGAGGTGGCTATCCGCTAGGTATACCGCCAGCGCTGGCAATGGCCGCAGCGGGCGCGGCTCAACTGAAAAATGTAGGCGGTGGAACTATTGGAAGTCCTGACACTAGCGGAGGTGCTGCCACATTACCAGCAACAACCCCAACACCAGTGGCGCAAGATATACCGGTTCAACAAAGGGTAATAGAATTAAGAACTGACGGCAGCGCGTTTAGCTTGGCAGTGGCCGAAGGGGTAAAAAGTTCACTTGAAAGTTTTGATGAGGGAGTTTCTGTTAGTATAGCTAGCGGGCTCGAGGAAGCAAAAAGAATAGGTGCAATTTAATGTCTAATACTTTAGTAGTTGATACAAGTTTACAAGCACAGCAGCAAGCGGCTGACTTCGCTGTTTTGGGGTTCCGCTCTGTGTTACCAACATCGACGATTACCGGCCAAGCTGAAGATCCGTTATTTCCTTTTTCTAATGCATTAGATTTCAGAGACAATACTAAATATAGTCCTTTGGCAACAAGCACAACCATCGTTATTCAATTCGACCAGGCCGCGCCAACTGATATAGATTATTTCGCGTTTGCCATTCACAATTCGCAGGACGCTGGATTAACCGGTAAACTTGAGGTTGATGTTGCTGGCGTATTTGAAACAGTTGCCGAATTTGCCAGCATTAAAAATAACCGGCCATTCCTTAAATTTTTCGGAACAAAAAACAGTCAAAGACAGAAATTAACATTGACATTCACATCAAAGTTATTTATAGGCGCCATTTATCTGGGCGAGGCCGTCGTATTTAATAGAACGCCTTCGCTTGGTTTTCAACCAGGGAGAACATCACCACTAGATAAAGTTGAGCAATTCATAACGGACGGAAATAATTTTCTAATAGGTAGGCGGATAAATAAAGGGTTTCAAGAAAAGCCGACATTTAGATTTGTGCAGTTTGATGACCTGGACGTATTTTTTGATGAAATGATAAATCATATTCTTGACTCAAAGCCCATGTTTTTTAAATGGTCAAATACAAAAGATCAAACAATGTTTGCTCTTCAAAATGTAGAATCATTGCCAAAACCGACTTATATAACAAGTTTCCATTCGGATTTATCATTTGAACTTAATGGGTATTCATAGATGTCATTTAATGATTTAAAGACTAAGGATAGTCAAAATATAGTTGTCATCGCTGATCTAGAACTTGACCGTTGCCGCCACACGACAGCGCAGTCAGTTCTTGATGGGACTATAACAATATCATCATCACTTGGCATCGGCGCGCTCGGTACAATAACGATATCCGGCGGCAACGCTTTATCGTTTGTAAATTCAATTCCTTATTTATTATGGGACGATGAATTAATCAAAGTTACGGTTGATTCGAACATTCAATTAACAGCAACAGCTAGAGCGCAATTCGGCACAATAGATGTTGCTCACTCTCCTGCCTCTGGAAAATTAGAACACCAAGGCGAATCAGATGGAGGTTGTTACGGCACACCTTTTACTTGCTCGAGTCCTGATTCGTATGACGCTAACATAAAGCTGTTATTTAGATTTCCATCGACACAACTTGATTTGGATGAGCAATTTTTTAATGGATACAAAACCTGGTCTCACAGACCGGCATTAGTAGACCCTGGCCAAACAATGGGGAAAAGGGCTAGTGCAACGGTAACATTGTCAGACCATAGAGAAGAAGATTTATATGTGCCCTATCCAGACCGTAGGACAAACAACGGTACATTATTTTCTAAGCTTATAGCTAGGCATCCTAATTTTGAATTGCGTCCGCTAAAGATACACACAGGCTTCGATCCGCTTGGTTTGGACTTTGATAACTTCATCACCCGAGAATATATAATTGACAGCGCTCAACTTAAAAACGGAATATTCACTGTCAAAGGAATGGACCCGCTCATTCTTACTGATGAAAAAAAGGCTAAATCACCTATTACGTCATTAGGTGTTAACACGATAGCTATAATCGATGCAAGCACAACTATTACATATACCTCTGCCCCTGCATTTGATTATGGTGTTGCAACAACTACGGTTTTTGTTCGCCTGGATGCCGAAGTAATTGAGTGCACAGTATTAAGTGATTTCGTTTTAACCATTGTTAATCGTGCCACTGGCGGGACCGAAAAGAAAGATCACGATGTAAATGCATCGGTCCAAGAATGTAAAGTCTATACGGATGTTAATGTTGTAACGATTATCGAAGATTTATTGATTAATTTCACAAGAGTACCATCAGTATTTTTAGATGATTACACCGCGGTTATTGCAGCAACATCAAGCATCACATTAACGGCCAATATCAACAAACCAACATCAGTGAACATTCTAATAAATGAGCTGATAAAAGT